AATTCCTCATACTCTTCCTTTGAAGTTATATCTTCAAGAAGAATACCCATGAATGATAAAGCTCGTGTGATTGCAAATGTTTCAGCAATCTCTAAGTAGCCTGGTTTATCTCGGTATTGTTTTGAGTAACCAGTTGCTACAATATGCTCAGGATCTGATTTAGTTATAATACATTTCATTATAACATAACGATCTGAGTGTTCTTGTATTACACAGTTGATACCAAACTCAGTACCAAACACTTCTCTAAATCTTTCATTGTTTCCTCTATATTGTTTTATAATTGCAAGTATATGCAAACACTTCCTTAGACTTGTAGTATATACCTGTCTTGTTTCTTGCTGTACTGAACCTACTTGTGTGTACATAAGTATGCTTACTAAACAAAGCATCACACAAACGAGGATCAATATTATCTACTTTATATTCGTATGAATGACTATAACCATTCATAAGAATTATTGTGAGTATAATTTTCATTTAGCAATTAAATAAACTAACAATATAAATATTGTTATTATTAAAAATATTTTAATAAACATATCTTTAAATAATTTATCCTCTCGTTTTTTTATCTCACGCATTATAGCATCATGTCTAAATTGTTGTCTAATCTTTTCATGTTGCTTAACTAAATATTCAGTATCCATTATTCTACACATTGTCCCAAAGCGATGCAGCTAATCTAACATGCTCATCAGATATGTTTTTCCACATGAAGCCAGAAAAATCTGGCGGTGGAACTAACTTAGCCATATCAAAAGGATTTCCTTTAGTAATATAAACTAAGTTCTGTCTAATCTTAGCTGTGATTAAATCTTGTTGAACTAAGAACTCCATATATTCAGGTGTAAGTAATTCACAAGTATCAGGAGTAAAGATATTATAACTATCTTGATTGACATAAAGTAAGTGTGGAGTTTTTTTTGTAGCATACCAATAGAAAGCACATTGTTTAACATGGTTTATATCAGGTTGTTTAGGTAGATAACCTTTGATCCAAGAATAACCTTGTTTAGTATCTGATTTTCTTTTTGATCTGTGTTTTGTTTTTAACTCAACCAATTTATTTCCACTCATTTGCTCGTAATCTATTCTGCCAATCTTATCTAAAACTAATTCTTTAAATTTATAAGTGCAGTATCTTTCACTTGCAACCTCATCTCCTAATTTCAAATCAGCCAGTGCTTTACAAGTAAGTTTAATCATGTCTGCAAGATAATTTTTTGTATCTTCTTTTTGAATTTTATCTTCTTCATCTGCTACAACATACTTATCATACTCAGTTAATTCTTCTTTGATGATCGTATCTAAATCTTTTTTTTCATTTAGAATTTTTTTATCTGCTTCATACATGTACTTAGAAATATATTTTTGTGATGCTCTACCAATAGAAACGCCAGCACTCATTCTGTAAGAACCCTGTAAAGCTCTTCTCTGTTCTTGTGTGAAAAAACAATATCTAACGATCCAATCACTTGTTGTTAATTGATCTTGAGATGGAGAGCTGTGATCAAGACCAAGTGCCTGATAATATTTAATGCAAATATCAGGATCAAAATTATTTAATGCCGAGATACTATTATTTTTTGTTAAATCAATAACCATTTTAAACCTTTCATTGTTTAATAACCAATACATATATTATTAATTTAAGTCAATGCAAAATAAAGATTGACTGTTAATAACTTTTATGGTTATTACTGCTCAACGAAAGTTAAATTCTAACGAAAGGATATAAATGAAATACAATCAACAAATAAAACGACTACTTAAAAAGTATCATAAAATGTTTGATGCTTTTGGAAACAAAAGGAAAAAGAAATGACACTAAACGAGTACAAAGAAAAGCATAAACTTAGCAACAAAGATCTTGCAAAGTTAATAGGATTAACTGGAAAGAATCCTATCGTATCTGTGATTAGGTATTTAAAGTCAGAGAGAATACCGCATCCTAAAATTATGAATGTGATTACTAAAAAAACAGGTGTTCAACCTACAAGTTTTTATGAGGCTTATTATGCAAAGTATAAAATATGATAAAGTAATCTGTGAATGGATTGACATTCAAGGTGGCGAGTCTTGGAACTCATTAGATGATGTTATTAATCTTAAACCTGCAACCTGTAATACTTTAGGATATTTATTTTCTAAAGATGAAAAGCATACAAAAATATTTGGCAGCTATTCAATCAATGATGATGGAAGCTACGACTATGGCGATGTTGTTTGTATTCCCACATCTTGTGTAGTTAAGTTAGAAAAGATTGGGAACTAATATGTTAGATAAACAATTGGAAGTAGAAGATGTCATAGAAATGTATGACGAAAAGATCTTAGTTCTTAAAAAAGAAATAGATAGATTAAACGAAGAGATACAGGTTATTAATATTCAATTGATGCAAGAAAGAGCTAAAAACAATGATTGATTTAAAGAACAGAGGATTTAATGATCTTGAAGTTATAATTCATAGATTAAAAAAGCATGTAATTATTTTAGAAAGATTAGCTCTTGAACAGCACAAAGAAATTAAAGAATTAAAATCTAAATTAAAAGATCAAATTAAATCTAATAATTAATGGCTAGAGATATATACTTTAATAAAGCTAGGGTTAATTGGTACAATGAATGGCATCGCCAGATACAAAATGATCATTGGCGTATGATTGATATAGACTCTTACGAATACTGTAATGAATGCAGAAATGGCATAGCCATTATAGAAACTACCTATGATGTAGGTAAATATAACAAAGTTGCCTATTTAACAGCAGATATTGGCACAAAATTAGGTATTCCAGCATATATAGTTTATTATAACATTGAGGGTACTGACTATCCAACCTTTAAGATCGCAAAAATTAATGCCATTTTGGAGGAAATTGACCCTATTTCTGAGGGATCTTTAATTGAATTAAATGAGCAGGAATATATAGGTTATTTGAATTGGTTAAGACAACAGCATGTTTGCAGGTAAATCATGGCTAAATACGCAAGTCATATAAGAGTTCCTGTAAGTTTATTTAAGAACGATATATTCTTAGGCTTGGCAGGTAGGAATAAAGCCGATTGCCTAGCGATACTTGTTGTGCTTTTAAGGTACTCAAACCAGAAGACAGGCGAATGCTACCCACGTCTTGCTCACATGCACAGCCTACTTGGACTATCTAAGGCTACAATTTATAGACGTATTAAGTTAATGGTGTCTATTGGTTTGCTTAAAAAGAAGCGGCTTTCATCTACTAATTTGTATAAACTTAACCCTATTTTAATGGTAGGGAGCAGTCAGGGTGACGTGAGTGATACGTCAGGGGGACTGATCAGTGCAGTCAGGCTGACTGGTATTAATAAAGATAACTTTAATATATATCTTAATAGAAATAATTCTAATAATAAAATGGATAATGATAATAGAATAGATGAGATTATAAATAAGTTTAAGAATGATAAAGATGTATTGATTAGTACATTGTCTAAATTCTTACAGACTACCCCACCTGCCGAACATAACAAGCTATTAAATAACCCAACTTATAAATGGTATATGAAGCTAGTGTTGGAATATAGACAGCAAGAGCTACGCCAAAAAAAATTATTGCCTGAAACTATTGCAAAGCAAAAGATAACAGAGGCTTTACAAGCCAATGGTAAGAAGCGAAGTGAGAGATATGTTGCTCGTGTAAAGTATAACAAAGCCAATGGTATCAAACCTTGGGAAAAAAAATAAATGGGAGGAAGACCAAGCCGAAAGATCTTTTGTATGGGTGTGTCTAAACATAGAGGTGGCAAGCCATGTCTTTCTAAAGGCTACCCAACAGGTAAGTTTGATAAGTCTGGAAACAATGTTTATAAGTGTCGTTTCCATGGTGGAGGAAACACTGATTACTTTGGTTTTAAAGACAGAGCAAACAAAGGTGGTTTTAAAAAGTCTGGCTATGATGATGAAAGTAGGATAACAGTTTTACAAAAACTAAAGCAATTCAAAAATGACAGAAGCAAAGCCGAGCAATACTATTACTCAACCATTAAACCAAAACTTATTCAGCAATCCTACACTAGCAGATACATTCATAGAGCAGATCTACGCAGGAGTGCAGGTATCAGAGCTATTAAAGCCAAACAATCCTTATCAGATCAGCTTGATGTCATTCTACAATCAATTAAGAAAGCCAGAGAATAAAGAATTTAACGAAAGATTTACTTATGCAAGGCAGATTGGCGTTCAGACACTCGTTGAAAAATTAATTAATATCTATTCAGCAACAGACAAAGTTCCTGATCCTCAAACCATTATGTTTTTAAAAGAGAAGACAAAGTTTTTGCAATGGCTCGGTGAAAAAATAACTGATCTTTATGGTATAAAATCTAAAGAATTAATTAATAAAGGAACAGTTAATAATATTGTTGTGTCTTGGCTGGACTCACCTGAGTTGGAAAGCAAGTACACTCAATACGAGAAGATAAACCAAGCCAAGACTGAAGTTATAGATCAGTAATTAATTGTTTGCATACTCAAATTGATCTTCCATAACTTTATGTGCAAGTAGATTTCTATTCTCTAATTCACATTCAATTATTCTTTTATAAATGATTTCATTAATTTGATTTAATTGAAAGCGATTATATAAATCAAATTGATCTAATAACTTTTCATCATTTAACAAAGCTATCTTCTCTTTGAGCTGTTGTATTGTGATCATATTTCACACTCACTATTTTGTAATAATTCTTGCCAATCAAATTTATTAGCAATAAAGCAAGTACCCTCTTCAAGATTTTCAGGTGCAATATCACAAGCAGATATAAAAATAAAATCTTCTGTGTTATATATACCAGATCCTTTATATTCCATTTATGCAACCTCCTTTATTGTTTCAAAGTTATACATATTTTCATCACAAATTAAGCACACATAAGGATAATCAAGATTATTTATTTCTTTAAATAAAATTGAATTGCAATTACGACAACTAATATTCTTAACTGCATTGTTTAATTTGTAATTATGAAAACCATTTATAAGAGTATATCTTTCGACAACTAATATTCTTAACTGCATTGTTTAATTTGTAATTATGAAAACCATTTATAAGAGTATATCTTTTTAAAATCCAATATGGATTTTTACTATATAAGTTTTTCATTATGTTACCTCCTTGTTTGTTGGATCTATATATTTATGAAAATCTTTTTTTTTAATTTCATAATAATTGTCTTCTGTATCTACCAAATACAATTCATTTAAAGATTGTGGCTCATATCCAAAATCTAAATCTACTGTACTTTCCCATTCTCCAATGCCATTGCATGTATCGCATCTACTGTCTTCTCCAAGACATTCTAAACAAAAATGTACTATATGTTTTTGATGAATAGTTTTGCCTTTATATTGTATTGTGTTGTTTTCCATTGTTTTTATTTTCCTTTCGTTATTGTTTAACTTTGTTGGCTCTTAAAAAAGAATTGATATCATTCTTCATGCAAGCAATGATACCGCAAAACATATTACCCTCTATGTTTTTAAATGCTTTGTCTTTTTTAATTTGTTTTTCTAGTTTAATCATAAAGCAATCAAATTGTTTTTTATATTTGTTAATTGCTTTTTGGTGTACGCATTTTTTATCAGTCATGTTTTTACCTTTCGTTAGTAGTTAGTTAGTTTAAAGTATTCATCTAGGAACACTAGCAAGTGCATTGAAGCATAACCTAGTAGAATTATTATAGCTGTTATAAGCAAAGCGTTTAAGTCTGATCTATTAAACATTAGGCAACCTCCTGATCTTTTCTTATCCACCCACACTCTAACAAATAATCTCTTGATTTAGATAAATATTCATTTGTTATATTTTCAAGTGCTAATTCATAAAGTTCGCTATAGTTTAAATCACGAACAAATTCTTCAGCACTTTGCATAACTTGACTTTGTTCTTCTCTAGTTAGTTCTTGTTGTTCATTTTTCATTTAATAACCCTTTCAGTTGTTATTTAATTAGATCTATAAACGTAATAAGTATTACCATTTACATTTACTTCATTTTCTTCATGATCGTATGAAGCAATAAAATGTCCACGACCATCAGAACATACAGCATCACTAACAAAATGATCAAAGTCTTTTATTAGTGATTTAATTGCTTCGTTGCTATCTTCATGAAGCTCTTGAAGTTTTTTAATAACTTCTTCATCTACTTCAGTATGAGCTGCAATAAAATCAGATCTAAAAAAGCAAACGCTTTCTTCAATGTAATTATATACAGCTTCATCAGCTTCATCATCAGTATAGACTAAGTAATCATCCATGCTATTAACTGCTTCATCAATACAGCAATCAAGATGTTTAGCTAACGCTTCAATTTTTTCTTGTTCTGTTTTATCTACTGTTTTAACTTGTGTCATGTTTTTACCTTTCATTTTTGTTTTGTTGTATTTATATTAAATACTATCATAACCAATTTGTCAATCAAGTATTTGATCTTATATTTTAAGATCCTATTACCAACCAAAATTGATTGGTAATGAGTTATTAAAATTAAGCTGCTCTTCTACGTCTTGATATATGCTTACCAATAAAAACTATATCAATTCCATAAACTTTCATTCTATCAATATATTCAAGAGCTTGTTTTTTTGTTTTATGTAAAGACTGTTCGCCTGATTTATACTGTTTTTCAATTTCAGTAATTCTATCAGTATTCCATTCTACTTTATGAATAACAGTTTTATCAGTTTTGCATTCAGTTAAGTATTGGATCATTTATGCAACCTCTTTATTCAATAGCTCACCTGTGGCTTCTCTAAATTTAACTTCATCAAAATTAGTATTGTCATTTTTTAAGTATTGACAAAGCTCATTCATAAAACTTCCTGTAATTAATACATGAGTGAAACCTCTTCTTAAATTTGCACAAGTACTATTTTTTTTAATGATACTTGCTAATGCTATGTAGTCTTTTTTTGTCATTGTATTTACCTTTGTTGTTTTGTTATATAACCATATAGGATATATTATAATTAATGTAAACTATTATTTTTAATTAAATTATTAAGTTATTGTATTTGTTATGTTTTATTTTTAAAGTGTTATTTTATGCGGTTAAAAGAAAGGTAAGGCAAAAAGAAAAGATTATAATAGAAAAGAAATGCCAAACGAAATTATCAACAACTTAACTTTAGATTGTATTTTAGGAATTAAACAAGATCAGCAATTGAACATAAATAGAATTAACAACGTGCAATTGTGTGAATAGATTTGAAGATCAATTAATTATATGTGGGATAATGTTCCTATTTATCATCACAACCAAACGTATTTAAAACGTGTGTTATGTGTAGCGGATTTGCAACAGTGTGATATTTATGCAACAGTATTATCAGCAATACAACCATAAATATATTTCCGATAATTAAATGTTATCGGAATAAACAGTCATTAGTCTAGAGCTTGTCTATATTTTGCTAACGACATACCCCATACCACCGCCAGTTGAGCCGCCGATCGTAATATATATATACATGGGACTTGTTAGGATACCTTTAGCCACTTAGCCTTCGCCGCACACAAAATCGCTAACTCATAATGGGTATATCCCCAAAACAACCCACCATCTTTTCCTTTGCCTGACCAACCTTTTTATATATTAGTAAAACACTACCTATAGTATATGAACAATATTATGCACCAAGATGATGATGACTTTTACAACTCTAACGTCAAAGCAGTTGTATTTATAGAAAAGGATAATTCCATAACTGTTAAGTTCACAGGTTTTGAAAACAAAGAACATTCAGCCATATTCAGTTCTTGGTTAATGATGCTATTGAATATTGAGAATGCAATCATAAATGATGCAAAGTCTAAGGCAATCCATTAAATGACAACGATAACTGAAACAGTAATTAATAGTGGTACAATCCAATACAAGATTCCATACTACCCAAGAGAAAAGCAAATAGAACTTCATTTCAATATGAAGAAATATCGCTGGTCGGTATTAGTCTGCCACAGAAGATTTGGCAAAACAGTTTGTATGATTAATCATCTACTAATGTCAGCACTACGTTCTACTAACAAAGCACCCAGATACGCTTATATAGCACCCACCTTTAAACAGGCTAAGTCTATTGCTTGGGATTATATGAAACAATACACATCATTAATACCTGGTGTTAAATTTAATGAAACAGAATTACGTTGTGATCTTCCTAATGGAGCTAGAATAACATTGTTAGGTTCAGAGAACTCAGATGGATTACGAGGTATCTATTTAGATGGTTGCGTTATTGATGAGTATGCAAACGTACAAGGTAAGTTATTTACAGAAATTATTAGACCAGCACTTTCTGATAGAAAAGGATGGTGCGTATTTATTGGTACACCACAAGGAACTAATAATAACTTCTACGAACTATACCAGCATGCACAAGGCGACAAAGAATGGTTTAACTATAAAGCTAAAGCATCTGAAACTAAAATAGTTGATCAAGCCGAATTAGACGCTGCGAAAAAAGTAATGGGTGAAAAGAAATACCTACAAGAGTTTGAATGCGATTGGATTGCAAATATAGAAGGTGCTGTTTATGGAGATGTAGTTACTAAGATGGAAGATGCTAGGCAGTTAACAAGAGTGCCTTATGATCCAAGTCTTCCTGTTTCTACAGCGTGGGATTTAGGTGTATCAGATCATTCAGCAGTTATATTCTTTCAACAAATGGGTAGAGCTATAAACATTATTGATTACTACGAAGAACGTGGTCAAGGGTTACCGCATTATATTCAAATGCTACAAAGCAAAGATTATGTTTATAAAGATCATTTTGCACCACATGATATTGAAGTTACTGATTTTAGTAATGGTAAAACAAGACGTGAGGTTGCTTATCAATTAGGTGTTAATTTTAAAGTAGTTCCTAAGATTCCTTTTGAAGATGGAATCCATGCGTTTAGATCTAAGCCTGTACATGATTGGAGTTCACACGCTTGTGATGCTATGCGTTACCTTGCAGTTGGAATCCAAGAAATAAATACTAGACAATCTGCACCGCAAAGTGTAGCAGATAGTGATTATAGGATTATATAAATATGGGATTCTTATCGCCGAAAATGCCATCGTTGCCACCAGTGCAACCATTGCCAGAACCACCTTCTACTAAATTGTCAGAAGCGGAAGAAAAACGAATTCAAGAAGAACAAGCTGCAATTCAAAGAAGAAGAAAAGGTAGAGCAAGTACAATACTAACATCTCCACTTGTTGAAGAAGAAACAACAACAGAGAAAAAAACTTTATTAGGAATGTAATATGGCATTTGGAAAATTAGCAAGAATGATACCAGTTATGGTAAAAGGAGTTAAGATGATGGATTCTGGTTCTTCAGAACAAGAAGCAAGATCTTATATGGAATCACAAGGATTAAGAAATATTCAAATTTCAAAACCATCTTTAGTAGATGTATCTGCAGAAGGAATGAAGAAAAAAAATTTAGCAAGAGGAACTGGAGTTACATACTCTGGTGTTAGAACAACTTCAAAAGGTTTACTTACTCAAGCAAAAATTGAGAAGAAAACTTTGTTAGGAGGTTAATATGGGTGGTCCAATACCAAATCCTTTTAAATCTCCATCTGCTCCTGCACCTCAACCTGCTCCTGTAGCCGCTGCACCAACTACTGCAGAAGTATCTCAAGCTACAGCAACTGATATGGATGCAAAAGGAATTAGAAGAAGAAGACGTGGAAGATCTCCAACTATATTAACTGGTGCTTCAGGCGTTTCAGAAGGAGCAACTTTAGGCTCTCCAACTTTATTAGGATAAACAATGGGTGAAACAGATTTAGTAAAAGATCTCTTAAAGAGATTTGGAAAATTAGTAACACAAAGACAAACTTGGGAATCGCATTGGCAAGAAGTATCAGATTACATGATGCCAAGAAAAGCAGATGTAACTAAAAGAAGATCACCAGGCGATAAACGATCTGAATTAATATTTGATTCATCACCATTACATGCAGTTGAATTATTATCTGCATCTCTACATGGTATGCTAACGAACCCTGCAACACCATGGTTCTCATTAAAATTTAAAAACATAGATATGATTGATGAAGATGCAGCAAATGAATGGCTGCAAGATGCTACAGAAAAAATGTATGAAGCATTTAATAGATCTAATTTTCAACAAGAAATATTTGAACTGTATCACGATCTAATTACTTTTGGTACAGCAGCAATGTACATTGAAGAAGATGAAGAAGATATTATTAGATTCTCAACAAGACACATTGGAGAAGTTTACATTTCAGAAAACAATAAAGGAAAAGTAGATACAGTATTTAGAAAATTTAAACTTACAGCTCGTGCTGCGATTATGCAGTTTGGCGAAAAGAATGTTTCTAAAACAACTAGAGGAATTGCATTAAAAGATCCTTATGAAGAAATTACAATTCTTCACGTTGTATATCCAAGAGAAAATTACGATCCTAGAAAAAAAGATAACAAGAATATGCCATTTGCTTCTTGCTAT